AATCAGCACATGTTGCCCATATTTTAATAAATTATTGAACTTTTACTGTGGTACATACAGCAGGCGACCGCCGATATCACGAGTACGATCACCCGAAGAATACGCCACATGCCAACAGAAACCGCCACACTTAGAACCATAAGTCCAACTACCGCCCAATATAGCAACCGCCCATTCAAGGCTTTGGTTTGTGTTCCAGTAGTAGTCACCAACAGGAAGGGAACTGTTTCCAGTGTGTTCACTGCAAATAAACAGCCAGTCAAATTTTTCAGCATAACCAAATGCTGAAACATAACCTTCACCAGTTGCAGGTGTGAATCCAACATCTTCATAAGGTGCTGCATCAGTGTTGTCAGTGAAACCATGATCAGCAACATGAATGGTATTGATACCATCTTTTACATGTCTGTTCAGACCATCAACCCACTTCCAAATGTTGCCATAGATGTTTTCTTCACCACGATAAGAAGGAATGTTCCAACCATTGGTGTTCTTTACAGAACCACTTTCATTTCCAAGGTTAGTGGTTGCACCAGTGATTTCAGACATATTGGTTGCACCATCATCTGTCTTGTTAGAAACACCAATTCCAATCTTTTCCTGCATGTTGAAAGAAGCATATTCAATCAAGAACAGGATTTCAGTTGCAGCAACAGACTGAACAGTCTGCTGTGACCAACCTGCACCCCTTGCATTTGCTGCACTTCTGAAAACACTTCTTGTCTGTGTGCTTGCAGGTTTTGCATTTGCAATGGAAGAAAGAAAATCACCGCTTGCATATACCTGTGAATCATCCTTGATATAATCACCTGCTGTTGCATCATAGAAACAACCTTCATAAGCAGACAAATAGATGAAGTTCTTTTCAACACCATCCTGGATAAATGCAGGATGAAGTTTGAAGCCTTCCTTCTTGGTATCAGATACATAATATCTGACCTTCCGCATGTGGAAACCTTTGCCACCTGCAATCTTTTCAAGTTCAAGGGGAACAACTTTATAATAGAATTTAGGTTGTTCAACCATGACCTGAACCTTTGTGCCTGCTGCAAACTGCAAAGAAGCATCAGGTGTTTCAACATCAACAGGGTTCAAGTCAATAGCCTGGGTCAAAGCACCAGTTTCAGAATATCCTGCATCACCATGATATGCAACAACCACACCTGCATCTGTCACATTACATCTTTTTCTTCCACCAAATGCCTGAACAGCATCAAATGCTGCACCAGGTGTCATGGAAACTGCACCTGCAAGTCTTGTGAACTTCTTGTTCTTGAAGTCAACTTCAACACCGTAGATGTCTTTGTCAGTATAACCAACAAAAGCCTGCAAATCAGAAATCTGCTTCTGCAAGTCCTGAATGTCACCCACTGTTGCAACAGCAGCAGGATCAACTTCAATTGTGACATCATCAGCATTGGAAACAGTGGTGATCAGTTTTAAGAAAGCACCACTTGTGGACACACCATTGAATGGGGGCATCCAACCAGGAACAGAAGCACCACATGCTGCATACACAATTTCACCATCATTGGGGTCTTTTGCATGAAGGGCAATGGTCTTCATGTAATATCCAGTTGTCAGTGCATCATTGGTGACAGCACCTTCAACCTGGACTGCTGCGTTTCCTGTCTTTGTAACCCTGGAAACAAGGGTTGTCTGTTTTACACCACCAATGGAAGTCATTGCAAGGATCTGTGCATCAGAATATGCAGTTTCAGAAATAGAAATCTTTGTGAATTCAATCTTTCCACTGCCTGACATCATCTTTGCAATCAATGCCTGTCCTTTGTTGGTGATGACCATAGGTCTAAATTCTGCCATTTTAACATTACCGCCTTTCTTATGCTTGAATCATATTTGTTATTGATACATTTGAACCAGTGTGCATTTCAGAAGCAACACTGAATGAATCCTGAAAAGAATCTGTGATTTCAACTTCACATGTTCCTGAACAGATGCTTGCAACATTTGCATCACCGCTGAAAGTGAATGTTGCTTTGTAGGAATCAGTCAATTCATACATCTTGCAAAGACACATTCCAGTTGGAACAAACAAAGTGTTCTTCAAGTCATAATGCAATTCATTGTCTGAATCAATCACCAGGTTTGCAGGTATCATGTAGTCAAACAACTTTTCCAATTCATCAACTTGACCATACATGTCAAGATGTGTGATGATTTTCAAAGCATATTCCTTGAAGTTTGGAATCACATCATAGTTTCCAACACCACAAAGGGTGTCAAGTTTTGTCAGAAAGACCTTCCAGGTATAAGGAACAATGTCATTCCATCTGATCATCACCCTTGAAATTCTTGATTCAAGGGTGTCATCAGAAGAAGGACTGATGTGCAATATCTTTTCAAATCGTGCAATTCCTTCAAGGTCACATGTTTGAATGAACTGATTGTTTTTAATTCTTTCAGATTCATCAGCAAGCAACTGAAATTCAGGGTTTTCTGCACTCATAATCAGGTGAATTTCTCTATACACCTGAATGAAAAGGGGAAGGTGTTCAATTAGGTTCACATCTCTAACCATTTGACACACCACCCAACACTGGAATTTCATATTCACCCAACACCAAGTTGGATGCTGCACCATTGATTTTTGTGTTGTTGATGTCCACAACACCAGTCAAATTCAGGATTCTTGTTTCAATCTGACTGATTCTGACCACTGATGCAGTTTCATCTGCCCAAACCTTTCTAATTTCAAGCAGATAAGCATTGATTGCTTCTTCAATTGCAGTCTTCTGACTGTTGAAAGAATAGCCTTCCTGGAAAGTGATGTTGGTGGAAATAGTGACAACCACTTCATCAGCAGTCTGAACTGTTACCACATGACCAATTGGTGCAATACCAACACCAGTTCCATCCTTTGTGGGATCAATTTCATTCTGAACAAACTGAACCAAGGTGTCACTTGCTTTGTTGTATTCAGAATCAAGAACTGTCAGAAGAACTGTTCCACCGCCATTCCAAACAGGTTTGACCTTGGTTGAACCAACACCTGCAAGTGCATTTGTCTTCTGAATATAGTCCTTTTTGTTTCCACCATAAGGTTTTGTGTCAAAGGTTGCAAAATATCTTTCCCTGATGGATTCAGTGTCTTCTTCATCTTCACCAGGAATCAACAGTTCAGTGATTTTGATGGTTTCCAACCCCTGAATGTAATTGATAGGAATCAGATCCCCAAAATAGGAATTGCCAATCACACCAGTGGTTTCACACATCACCTTGTATTCACCATCTGCAATCTTTTCAGTCACAATGTAGTTCAGTTCATTCAAAGAAAATCTTGAACCAACTGCAACATTGATTGTGGAAGGTGTTGCAATTGCTTTCAGAACCGCATTGGTTGCAGCATAAGGAATGACACCCCTTTCTGCTGCCCTTCTGATCAGATATTCCCTGGATGCAGTGTCACCAAAGGTTTCAGTCAAGATGATGTCAAATTCAATATACATCAATTGAAGTTCAACAGCAGCAGGGGCAAGGGCATCAAAAATGATTGAACCTTCTCTTTTGTCCATGCTGTTTGGAACTCTGTCAAGCATCCTTTGAAGAATATCTTCATAAGTAATATTTTCGTACATTAGAAATTCACCACCTTTTCTGCTTCAATTCCACCAAAGATTGTGTGGACTGTGAATGTCACTTTGACTGTCCTTTTCTCTAAAACATCAAAAACAAAGGAATCAACAGAATCAATTCTGTCATCCTGAACCAATGCTTCTGTGATTCTTCTTTCAAGTTCAGGGCATACATAAGTGACTGGTTCACCATACAAATCAAGAAGTTCAATCCCATAATTCCATGAATAAATGATGTACTGGTATCTTTCAGTGTTCAAGATCTTGAAAACAACCTGCTTCATTGCTTCCAGTTCATCACAAAATCCATTGATGACATCATGTTCAATCTGCATCTTGTAATTTTTACTTGGAAGGGTTTCCACTTCCAAATCTTGTGAAAGAATGGTATTTGTTGAAGGTATCATGCATTCACCACCCTATCCAAAACAAGATATTTTTGACCACCTTTTTGTTTCAGAAGGATGACTTCATCACCCACTGCAAGACCATTGTGAATGGTGATGTCCTTCTTTCCTGAAACACTGTGACTGTGGGAAGCAAAGGAAGAATCCCCACTTCCACCGCTTTTTGTTCCAGTAGTCCAATCAATTGTGACCTTGGTCTTGAAGTCTGTCACATTCCTGGTCAGAACCAGTTGTGCAGCACCAAGGGTCATCTTCTGTTCCACCAGTATCTTCAAAGGTGAAGCACTGGTGACTTTTCCAAAGCAGAAGTCACAAGGTTGACCTGCTTCAACTGCTTCTTTTGCTGCCTTTTTGATAGCAATTAAAAGATCATTTGCATCAAGCAATGAATTCACCACCTCTCAATGTCAAGGTCATCAAATGCTGACTTTCATTGAATTCATGCTTGCATTTTTCCACAAGCATCAAATTCTTGACTTTGACATCACCAAGGTCAAGCATCACAACCACCATTGATCCTGCACGAACACGAACATCACCAAAGGCATTTTTGATGGACAGGTTTCTTGTTTTCTTGTTATACAAGGAAAGAAGTGCATCTGCTTTTGCCTGACCATTTTCACCTTCCTGCAATGTGTCAAAGTGTTGAAGAACACCCCATGTGTTCATGTTGTTGGAATCCTGGGCAATATAGACTTCTCTTGTTCCAGTCTTGTCATTGTCATAAGTCAGTTTGATTCTGTTGTATGTGTTATCATCAATTGATGAAGTATAGTCAAAGTTTTCACCTGTTTCTTCATCAATTAAAAGGTTCAAACGCATGTTGTCCAACCCTTTCAAAGTGACTTTTCCAAAATCATCATACATGACATACATGTATTTCTGATTCTGCAATGTCAGGTCAAGGGCATTTTGGATCATATCAAACAAGGAAGTGTTTTCTTCCACCCTGGAAGCAATCTTGAAACCAGTGTCTTCAATGAATCCTGTCTGCATTTGAAAGTCTGCTGCAATCATCTGAATCAGTTCACCTGCTGTCTTGTTTTCATAGACATAGGTGTCTTTGTTCTTCAAATATCGCAACTGATCATAAGCAGTGACAGTGATGATTTGCTGTTTATCTCTTTTCTTCTTGAAAATGAACCCATAGAAAACATTTGCACCATTCACTTTCAATCTGACTGCATCACCTTCTGTGAAATCCAACACATCATCTTTCACCACTTTGAAGGAAAGTTGCCCTGGACAACCTTTTCTTTCAGTTGACCAGGTGATGCCTTCCTGAACAACAGGGGAAAACACCTTGTTTCCATGCTGAATCAATAGTTCTACATTTACATTCAAAGTGTTCCCCCCCTTTACTTCAATAAGGGAATAGTCAAAACCTGTCCTGCATAAATCAAGTTTGCATTCTTGATTTTGCCTTTGTTAGCATTGAAGATTGTGGTGTACTTTGCACCATTCCCATAGAATTTTTTTGCAATATTCCAAAGACAGTCACCTTTCTTGACAGTGTAAGTCTGATTCTGTGCAGGTGCAGGGGAAGCAGGACTTGCAGGTCTTGCAGGTTGAACTGTTGCTTTGGGTTTTGTGCCTGCAAAAGTGATGTTGCAGGTCTTTGTTCCAAATTCTCTGTACTGCTTCAATTTGACTGAAACAGTGACATCAAATCCTTGTTTGCTGTCTTCCTTGATGTCATAACTTTCAAGTGACACCTTCATGTTGGTATCAAACAGCATTTTTCCATTTGGAAGTGTCCTGGTCACAATGAACTGGAATGGTTCTTTGCTTGACTTCATTTTTTCCAACTGTTCCAGGAATACCTTTGCATTCACAAAGCCTGACTTGTATGTTGCAAAAGGATATTTCACATTAGGAAGAAGCAGGTCAAAACTGATGTCAGTCAGACCTGCCTTCTTCAAAATGTTCACTTCACCTTCATTGATAAGGGTCAATGTTTTGTTTTCGTTTTGTATCTTCAATTGCAACTTGGAAGGTGCAACTGGACACAACATCTTTCCCATGTAAAAATAATATGCCATTATTCATGCACCCCTTCCGCTGCTTTTTCCATTGCTTCATTGACACCTGTTGCCAAGTAGTCAACCATTCCATCAAGATCCATGTCAGAAGAAACATTGTTGTTGTTCGTCATTTCCACTTTGATTTCAGCAGTGGTGAATCTGTTCACAACTTCTGTTTCTGCAATGTCACGAAGATATTTCAAATCTTCACTGGTGATGTCCATGGAATCTGCCATTGAACCAGTGTTTCCTGCCGTATCAGCAATATTTGCAGGGATCTGACTTGCATCATAACCAGTTGCTTCATATTCAGGGATTTCAAAAGAATCCATGCTGAATGCACCTGAAACACTGTCTGCAACACCATCACCCCATGCAGCACCTGCACTGAAAGCATCAGATGCCCAACCATCCTGGAATGTGTCAAATGTGGACATACCTTCATTGAAGGCATCACCAATGGACTTGTAGTCTTGCTTGTTTCCTTCTGCTTCTGCTGCCTTTGCTGCATATTCATCTGCTTTTGCACTGATTCCTGAATAATCAAATTCAACAAAAGGAAGTTTGTTCAGTGCTGCACAAATGCCTTCTACAACAGACATTGCAGTTGAAAGCAGACCCCAAAACCATGACTGAATTGAACAAATTGCATTATTGAATGCAGTCATCATGTTTGAACCAAGTGCTGCAATTGCATTTCCTATTCCAAGGGCAATATTTGCAACAGAAAGACCCAAGTTTTTGAAGAATTGAATGACAACATTGATTCCACCTGTGATGACACCAAAGCCACTATTTGCAACACCAGTCAGTTTTGCAATTGCTGAACATACTGCATAAATGATTGCAATGATTGCAATGATCAGAAGAATGATCCAG